TAGTATCTGCACAAGGCAAGAGTATAGAGAAGAGTATATTCCTGGCACAGCAAGAAGTCCAGGTTACATTAACTCATGGTATGATAGTGTTGAAGTACCATGCTGGAGAAACAGACCATCGAGACCACCAATTTATCAAAGAGAACCATCACCTGATGGTAATGAATGTATAGAAGGAAGTATTCTCGGTGGTATCTTAGGTGGTGGAGCTGCCGCAGCAATTTCTCAAGGAGATGGACGTTGGTGGGCAATTCCTTTGGGAGTTGTTGGTGGTAGTGTGATTGGTTGTGATATTGATGGAGGTTGATATATAATTCAACTTTTTATTCCCAATATACCCCGAAAAAAATTCGGGGTATTTTTTTGTCTGTAGGGTTTTTAGTATCCTCCGTATCCGCTGCCGCTGGAACCCGAAGAACTACTACTACTGCTACTACTGCTAGAACTTGAAGAACTACTACTGCTGCTAGAACTTGAAGAACTACTACTTGTACTTGTACTTGAAGTGGTAGTTACTGTATTCGCAACACCAGCAGTTAATGCTAGAGTATTCGTACCACCAACATTACCAGGTCCATCATCATATGTTACTGTGCCAGTTCCATTTACTATAGAACGAACTGCACTAGCAAAACTAGCAGATCCTGTGTTATTTAAGAATCTAGAGGACAGGTTCAATACTGTTTTTTTGTTATTTGAAGCATCAAGTTCATTATGAGGTTCATATGCAACTAAGTCCTCAAACTCTTCCACCATGATTTCCAGCATATTGTTGATTGGAATTAAAATTTGTCTTTTTATTTCATTGTTATAATATTCGTTTTCGTAATTAGTTACTTGATATATCGATTCTTCTTTAGTTTTTACATCACCATTTGGCATTATAGTTCTCCAATCTTCAGTTACTTCAATACCTTCTTTAATAACTGTTGTGCCATCATCAAGTATAACTTCGTTAGTTTCCCAATGATGCACTTCATCTCTTTTATTAGAGGTATATTTTTCATCTACAAAATCTTCTAATTGACTTTGCTCTTTTGGCCAGTCTTCATATATGTCAATAATATCGTTAATTAAGAGGATTGCCCAATCTAGTTTTGGATCATCAAATAATCTTCCTGCCAGTGTAGAAGGAGTTTCACCAACTCTAATTGAATACTGTTCAAAAAGAGTTGTATATTGATTTAAATCTGGTCTTGCTCTAACTTTTCTAAAAATATTTTTAACTAATCGGTATTTAAATGCCTCATCATCTGCGACACCTTCTCCAACGTATACATTAGGAAAATAAGAAAAATATCCTGCCATTTTAGAATCCCTCGCTAATTTGTGATTGGGTTACAAGTTGAGTTTCTGTGAATCTACAATTTAATGTAACTGCAGGAACTTGTAATGGTCTATTATTTCCAACACCAAGATTGTTTCTCTTCATTGCATTATATTGACCATCTGGAGTGTAATTTACATCAATACCAGTACACACAGATGTATGTACTTTATAATGAAGGTCTGCACTATTACTAGTGAAAGTTTTTGTTGTAGGATCTAAACGAACAAATTTAATGTCATATTTGTCTGGAATCTCGAAGAAACGAGAAGCACCTGAGTTACTTAATGTTGTGTTAATCTTATTATCTTTATCTTCTAATAAACCAGTATCCTTTGATGATCCGTATATCGGTAAAGCACCTTTTTTCAGATATTTAATAATATTATTAATTTCCTTGGATTCTCTCTCATTACGAGCAAAAAACTTAAATGAGAAATTATGATTTCTAAACTGCATATTACTGAATAATTGCTCTTGGTAAGGGTTAAAAACCTTTCCTTTAGACAATGCCAGTATATCATTTGCACTAGCATTACCTGCTAGTCCTAAAAACTGTGCAGCACCAGCAGTAACTTCTGCTATGTTGCCCATTAGAAATTCTGGTATTGCATTTCCAGCGGCTGTCTGTAATGCTTTAGCAGCTTCATCAAAATTGTTAGCACCCATTCCAGTAGCTGCTGCCATTCCAGTAACTCCTACATTAACTTGACGATATGTTGGTGCATATTGAGTTGAGAGATTTTGAGGCATTGCGATATACACCCGATCAGGATTCTTATTCATCGCAACTTTATTGTTGGGAATATTCAATCCATAATAAGCAGTACTGTTCTGATCATCATACTCAATTCTTTTTCTTTGAAACATTACATAGTCAATTGCTTCCGTAGGATTCTCTGCACTACTGCTTCCTACAGAGGGTGGGTTTAATGGGTAGCGATATATTGTCAATTTTTCTACCTAAATACTACGTGACCTGTATGTATTTATGAGATATCAAGGTAAGTATCGTGTTTCCAATCCTAGGAAATACAAAGGTGATGCCAGAAACGTGGTATATCGCTCCTCATGGGAGTATAAATTTATGCAATGGTGCGAATCTAGTCCTTCTGTAGAAGAATGGAGTAGTGAAGAGTTTATTATACCTTATATTTCACCTGTTGATGGTAAACGACATAGATATTTTCCAGATTTCTACGTTAAAGTAGGAAAAAAGAAATATATTGCAGAAGTTAAACCACTCAGGCAAACGAAAGAACCTAAAATTCAAAAACGAAACACTAAAAAATATATTAATGAAGTTATGACTTATGCCGTAAATCAAGCAAAGTTCAAAGCAGCGAGTGAGTTTTGTAAAGATCATGGTTGGGAATTTATGGTAGTCACAGAAAAGGAACTTAAAATCTAATGGCAATACCAAATCCCGAAGCAGCAAGATACAATTCATTTCAGGAGTTTCTGTCTAGGACTAAAGGTCGAGACAATGCTCCTAGTTTTACTAATTTATTTTCAGTAAGATTTGGCACACCACCGATGATGCGAACACCTCTTGTTCAATCGGGACCATCACGAGCTTCAAATTTACAAATTGATGGAACTAATGATTTAGATTGGTTACTCGATTACTATGCTGATAGTGTAAATCTCCCAAGTAAACAGGTTACCACTTCACAAACTCCTTACGTTGGATCACCATTCAAGTATGCAACAAATACAGCATATAGTCAGATCAGTATAAACTTCAGAATGCCACGTTCTCAATATTCAAGAAACTTCTTTGAGAGATGGACAACTATGATGGCAAGTGATAGTGAGCAATATACAAGATATTATGATGATTATGTTTGTCCTAGAATGTATATTTACAAGTGGGAGAGAGGTGGTGGAGATATAGCAGTTAGTGATCCTAAGTTAATTCGTTCTATAAGAGAAAGTGGAAACGCAGATGTGTTACTAGCAAGAAAGTATCAATTAACTGCTGCTTGGGAACTTCAAAATTTATATCCATATAATATTGGTTCGGTTCAGTTGAATAACAGTAATGCTAATACAATGACTCTGAGTGTTGGTTTTTATTATGAGAGATATCGTTTCTTTACTGCCGATAAGTTTGATACCGATACTATTCAATACATGACTGTTGGTTCTAACCTTGATAATAATACGGATAGTTCAACTTCCAATAACCAGTCAATTTTACAGTCAGTCGTTAACTCAGTATTGAATATCTTCTGATTGACCTAAATAAATGTACTGATGTGAATTCTATGGCATTACCTAAGATTAGTGTACCTAAGTACAAATTGAAACTACCGTCTGACGGTAGAACTGTGAATTTTAGACCATTTCTTGTAAAGGAGGAGAAAATCCTTCTCTTAGCTACTGAAAGTGGCGAACAAAGCACTATTGTTGATGCAATCAAAGATATAATCAAAGATTGTACAGACATTACAGATGTAGGGAAACTTGCTACATTTGATATTGAATTCGTTTTCTTACAGATTCGTACGAAGTCTGTTGGTGAAAGTGTAGATGTCTCTGTGACTTGTCCTGATGATGATGAAACTACTGTATCGATTTCTATTCCCCTAGACGAAATCAAAGTCAAGAAAACTAGAGGTCATAAAAAAGATCTTAAAATTTCTGATGACGTTGCTATTACAATGGGATATCCCACTATTGAAACATTCGTTGCCATGAACTTTGGTGAGGGTGCTGAGGTTGATCAAGTTTTTGATATGGCAGCTAGTTGTGTAGAATCAATTAGTGATGCTAATCAAGTTTATGATTGTTCT